ATACTGGCAAATAACTTTTGTGACATCTGATCAATTGCGTATTGAATGCGCGCTTTTGCAATCTCCAGATACTCAGCGTTCTGTTCGATGCCGATGAAGTCGAAGCCCTCGAGCGTTGCGCCTTTGCCCGTGCTGCCACTGCCCATAAACGGATCAAGCACAATACCGCCGGGAGGCGTAACAAGGCGGCAAAGATAACGCATCAAGTCGGTCGGCTTAACCGTGGGGTGATGGTTAGACTTTGGCGCAAAAATATTACCGGTTGCCTGCGCGTGATTATCTGAACGCATATTCATGACGCCAGCCAATCGTGGTTCCATTCCCTTGCACCCCTCGTCCCTGTCGCGCTTGCTGGCTTTGGCCGTGTAGAAAAAACGCGCAGACTCACCCAGCCCTTGCACCACCTCATCGCTGCCGTCGTGAATGAAGTTGGCTGGCCAGCGACCGGAAACTTCCTGCGGAGCCCGGTCTTTGCTGCGCTCCGCGTACGTAATGAGGTTTGCAAGATTTCGCCCATCTAAAGTCTTGCCGTCGCCACGGTCAACCCGATTGCACGCTCGCATTCTTCCCGCACCAGGAATACCGCTTGACCGATTCAATCTGGTCTCTTTTCCCACCCTACACCCGTCCACATTTATCGCCCCCGTGCCGTACTGCTGCACGTTGGCGGCCACCGTGCCGACAAGCGGCTTCCGTGCCACGATGACGGGCTCGTATGCCGGTTTGAGCGCAGTGCCCCAGCCTTGCCACTGCTTGGCGGCGTCGGTGGCGGGGGCGGTAATGTCCCATGATTGATAAATTGTCTGGCCCCCTAGGGTAGGTAGTGCTGATGTTCCGCTTGTACTGCGTGCTTTTGTGTCTTGCCCAACCACCTCCCGCTCGGCTTCTATGCGGTCAACAAGTTCATCAACCCAAGCAGGTACAACACCGCACAAAGGTCGCAGTTTTGCCCACAACGCCCGCGTCGGAATCGCTGGCTGGCTTTTGTCGGTTAAATAGTGCGAACCCATGAAAGTATCCGTTGCGTCATTGATTTGTTTTGCAGATAGCCCCGTTGTGCGCATCCACTCGGTAAACTTGTGCAACCTTCCTACCTCGCCATTGTTCTTATCAATCGCTTTGCTCACGTCATGACTTTTTGGAAAGCCGCTCCCGTACACCCACATAATGCAGTCGCGAATCTCCCACCCGGCATCCTCAATGGCACACGCCAGCCGGTGATATGTGCGGCTGCCACCAAAAGCCAGCAGATGCGCTCCCGGCTTGGCTACCCTCAACGCCTCGCGCCAAAACGCCTCCCCCGGCACGCCGTGATCCCAATCCTTGCCCATAAATGACAGGCCATATGGCGGATCAGTAACGATACTGTCAACGCTCTCCGTTGGTAGCGTCGCCATCTCTTGTAAACAATCTCCGTATATTAGCCTCATATGTCCTCATCAATACGCCGTCCCCAAGTTGCCCCGCTGGACGCACTCCCACGCGATGGCTCGAGCAATCACGGTGTCATCGTGGCCGCCATCCGGCGCCGAGTAGCTTACTCGGCCTGTCGTGCTGTTGATGCGGCTTTCGTATGACAGCAACTCGACACGCCCCACAGGATCGGGCAGAAAACGGCACTCTTCGCGCTCGAGGGCTAAGGCAAGCGATTGGATCAGCGGTGGTTTTGTGCTGCCGGTTGTCTCGAAACCACGGACGCTCATCCCTTCCCGCTGCAGCGCCTCAAGGTTTGGTGAGCCGATGCTGTTGGTCTCCACCATCACGCTCGATACGTTCCACCGCTCGACGATAGCCCGTAGTCTCGCCCTCTGGAAAGCCCACTCTATCTTGTTGAAGCGATCCAGCTCCACCTCCTGCCGACACGTCGCACAGATCACGCTGATCACCGTGAAGTCATGCTTCTGTCCCCAGTCGACACCGGCGAAGAGTCGATGCCCCTGATGCTGGCCAGAGTCAGCACGAAGACAAGCGTCGATGTTGCGGAAGACAGCGCCTTCGTTCTGGAGAAACTCCGCTAAGTACTCTTGCCGGAATACCTGCTCCGGAAGTTCTTGCCGTGCGGCCTCAATCTCTGATGCGCTGATGTGCGGATTGCTTGCCGTCGGGCTGTGCCAAGCTGCCCAATCTGGCTGAGTATCGTCGACGCCGCGAGAATAGCACTCGTGGAAGAAGTTGATACCCTTCGGCGTCGATAGGAAGAAAGCATCGCTGCCGACGTAATCCGTCATAGTCGGACGGATCGCCGCTTGCCAGCTGTCCCCTAGATCCGGCACCATTGCGGCCTCGTCAACTATGACCCGCGCATACTTGCGGCCGCGTACAGAATCAGCAGCGTCCAGAGACCAGCAATCAATCACGCCGCCGGTGATCAGCTCAATCCGATGCTCCTGCTTAGCGACCCTTGTCTGCAGCTGCTTGGTGGTCTCGACAATCTCTTTCCAGACTTCGTTAAGCATCCGGTATGTCGGCGAGAACCAACCTACCGGGTAACCGTCCAACGCCTTGTCGATGATCAGATCAATCCCAAGCGTCGTCTTGCCAAAGCGTCTACCGCAAGCTAGCACGTTGAACCGCCGCGCCTCGTCGATGATCCGCTGTTGACCCGGATGCAGAGAGGGCAATACTACCTCGATGGTTTTACTTGGAGCGGTCTTCACGGCGAATGATCACCTCTACGCTGCCAGAGTGACTTTGATCGGCGCGCTCGATATATCCACGCTCTTGCCCGATCGTCTTGAGGGTGAAGCATACCGCCCAGCCTTGTTTCTCGCGTACGGCGGCCAGTAGCGCGTTCTCGGCTTCATCGAGCATTGTCTGCCGCGCATCAGCAAGGATCTGCTTTAGCTCATCGCTGGCGTTGACGTGCTGATGAATTGCGTTGCGTGATATGCCCATTGATCGGGCGGCATGTGAGATGTTGCCGTTTGACTGCTGTAGAGCTTCTTTTAGTTGCTCATCATCAATACGTGGACAAGATGGCCTCGCCGGGGACTGGCGTGTAGCGGCCTTCTTCTTTGTAGCCTTCTTCTTTGCTGTCACAGTTGTCATCTCTCCGTAATGATCTTATCCAGCTTCTCTTCGATCCTGTCGAGTCGCGCCTGTAGTCCATTCAGCTCTTTGTCAAAAGCTCTGGTAGTGACAAGGTGCCGCATCTCCTGACGCAGCTCATGCACCTCGCGTTTAGATGCGCTGAACACTCCCTTTACAAGCCATCCGGCAAGGAGGGCGATAATACTGCTGATTGTCACGTCGAGGTAATCTTTGTCCATCTCCTGTGCCTTCTCGGGGATCATTATTGGTGCCTGTGTAGTTGGTGGGAGAGCTTTACCGCAGTTCCCCGGCGTGAGGCTATACGCCCAGCGGTGGCTCTCCCGTATGCCGGGGATGGGTACACGTTACGGTTTCAGTCTGGCCAGCAAATCAGCGGCCTGCTGCTCGTTGGCAGCCGTCTGTTGTCCGGCCTCCTCGAGAAGCTGCTCCGGAGTCTTGCCGGTACGCGCAGACTCTTTCAGTATCTCTCTGATAATCAGCAGAATCATCGATGGCAGTGTATTGAGGATTTCCACGATGTTCACTGGTTCACCTCCTCGACAGTCTTAATCGTCTTCACCAACTCGCCAATGCTGAGGACGGTAGTACTGAGGTTGACGACAAGCATTGTGATCTGCTTGCGCTGGTTATCCGGCAAGGCAAGGACGCGCGGATCGTTGATCAGCGTGTTGGCCAGACTGGTCGACGTCGCGACGATGGCAAGAAGCTGCTGCTGCCCGTCGCCCGTGAGCTTGAGGCTGCCATCAGGCTGCACGTATCGCTTGCCTTCTGTGACGAGCTGCCCGTTAAGCGTGTTCACCTGCCGCAAGATCGTGACAATAGCCGTGCCAGTCTCTGGTGACATCTGCCCAGCGGCAGTGTACTGATCGACCAGCAATAGGCCAGTGCCGACGTACCCGGCAACGCGATCAGTTGTTGCGGCAAACTGCTTGCCCTTGTCCGAGCAAGCTGACGCACTCAGACCAATGAGGACAATCAGCCCGAGAATTAAATGACGCATTACTCCACCTCCGTCGGAATTGGCGACTGCTTGAGGTACATTGCCGCGGCGACGATGGCGCTGGTTGCGGCGACGGTGACCAGCTTATCAATGCCCTCGCCCAAGTTGAAGGTGAGCGGATCCGCAATCATCAGGACGATAGTGTTAGACACACCACCGATGATGGCCGCGATCAAGCCCTTTGCCCAAATTGCTATCTTCATTTCATATCTCCTAAAAAAAGCGGGCGGCATGGTGGCCGCCCGTCGTAATCACACATAAGGAGTATCAACAATGATGTTATCCACCACGTCCGGATACTATATGCAGAATATTTTTATTTTTCTGAAACATCGTAATAGACCCGCGCTGGGCCTCGCGCTCCGGGTGCACGCTCGTCCAGCTCCTGCCGTCTGACGGAGAGCGTGTCTGCTTCCACCATCCGCGACAGCCAGACTCGGACGCGCTCTCGATCAGCGCCGAGAGCTTGCGCGATGGAGTCCAGTTCATTCGCGCCTTGTGTGGTAATGGCGTAGACAATGCGCTCTGCTACCGTCTGTTCCGGCACCTCGAGAGCATACTGCACCTCCTCAAGGGCATACAGGATAGCCTGTGCGGTGATCGGTGCCACCTGCATCAGCTGCTGACTGACTGTCCGGTACTGCTGCCACGCGTGGACTACGGCCAGATTCTCAGAGATGGCGGGAAGGGAAGTAGTGATGGGGGGAGCTTGGATGTCGGCAATCAGGCGCTTGACGTCTCTAACTGAGAGGGAGTTT